GAGAAGTTGCGTAAGCGTTTTGAAGGCAAGATATTGCATGGATCGGATAAAACCAATTGGGATTTTTCTTATTTTGGTTGGATTTTTGATATTTATAAACAATATCATTGTAGGATTGTTCGTAAACCACGTAGTTGGGATGAAGAAAGATTTGATCAATTTAAATCTGATGTTTGTCAAACTATTGATGAAGTTTACAAAGATTGTGTTTACACAACTTCGGATGGACGCAGGTTCAAACAAGTTGTTGATGGCATAATGAAATCCGGATGGTTCATGACTATTGATGCAAATACATTTGCACAAATAGTTCTCAACACATTAGCGTTGATGCGATGCGGTGTGTCAGACGACGACATATTAAATAAATTTGATATGGTCGCCGGTGGAGACGATGATCTTGATTCATTTCCTGATGGTTTTGATACTGATCAGTATTATGCAGCCATCAAGGATATGGGTATTGATGTGGAACCTGATACCATCACTACTGGTCTTATCGGTAATGAATTTTATTCTAATACTTTTAGATTAGATCCGAGTGGTGTTGTTTCATTTCATCCTGTTCGATTTACTAAGCATATTTACAAGTTGCGATTAAATAAGCTCGAGGATTTACCTCAAGCTCTTAATTCTCATATGCAAAATTATTGTTGGTCGCCCAAACAATTTAGGTTGTTTGAATCCATGTATCCGTATGTTATAAATAAATATAACTTACCTGATGTTGGTTCAAGATCAATGATATATTGGCGTTATAAGAATAAAGGCTTGGAAATCCCGAGTTCTTTATGACTTGTATATTCTGTATTTTGTATATGTGTATATTGTATAATTGTATTATTTCATGGAAGGACGGTTGGCGATAAAGCACTCGTATTTGAGTGTTGTATTATAAAAACGGATTTTACACGCAATAATTGCGGTATCTATTGGTCCGACGGTAAAATTCAAGCTTCTGTAGCTGAATTTAATACTACACCTGTTGATCGCTTAGACGAGAGTTGTCAAGAACACGATCGAGCTTATAATATTAATAAGAACGATCCTGATAAATTGACTGAGGCCGACAACAAGTTTATCAAAGAAAATTTATTTTCATCCGACTTTCCTATCTCTGGAACTGCTTATTCTGCATTAGTTTTTACAAACCGGATTCCTCGTTTTATAAACAATAGTTTAAGAATAATGAATTATGCCGGAACTCCTTTATATTCTTCTCCA